ACCCTTTAGCAAGAAAAGGTGTTGGTGCTATGATGGGTGTGAGACAAAGAGCCACAAAAGAAGCGGTAAAAACCTTAGCATCTTCAGGAAGTAGACAAGCAGCAATAAAAGCAGGTACCAAAGCATATCTAAAAGAAGTTGGATCTGAGGAAATAGAGGAACTTGTACAAGGAGGATTTGAAAATTACCAAAAATATAAGTATGATCAAAACTCTCCCAATCCAGTATATGGTGTAGATAAGTTTATGTCTAAAGAAGAGTTTACTAACACTCTTATTTTAACTGCTACAGCAACTACTTTAATGGCATCTCCAAACTTGGGAGTATCTTCGTCTCAACTTGAGAAGGAAGCCTGGACTACAGCAGGACTAGACTATGCAAACTTTGAAAAATCAGTACAAAAAGAATTAAATAAAAAGAACCCTAAGTTCACTGAGGAAACTGCCCAGGGTATGTTAGAAAAGGCTAAAGTATATGAAACTATAGTAAAGCCATTAAAAGACTCAGGGGTTAAAATAAATGAGATTACCGAGTTGGCTGATGTTGTTTATAATTCTATGAATGCACCTACACAACCTGATGCAGAAACGTCTGCGGAACCAACTGTAGAGGAAAAGAAAGCAGAAATCAAAAATGGTATACCTAAACAAGGTGCTATTGTCGATGGAGGTAAAGTTGTATCTGTAATAGAAAACATAGGAGATAGTGCTACAGATTCTGATTTAAAGACTAAACTTGACAACATTCAGGGTAGAACTTTCAAAATGAAAAGAACTTCCCTTGAAACATTATACGAAACAAACAAAGAGTTTAAAAAGTTTGTAGATGAAAACCCTGACATGGTATATGATGGCAAGAATAAAAATGCTCCTGCTGTTATTGATAATGAAGGAAATGTTTTAGATGGAATGAAGCGATTGGCTGCTGCATATAACAGAGGTCAAAAAGGTATTAGAGTTTTTAACGAGCAAGAAACTACTGTTTCAAAAGAAGAAGAAACTAGTATTGTTAATGAGATAGATAATATAATTTCTTCTAAATCAGAAAACAGCACCAATGAGTCTATGGAAGACATAGAAAAAATTGGTAATCATTTTCAAAGAGTATTTAAAGGATCAACAATAGAATTTGATCAAGAAGTATTTAATGCTGAGGCTCAAAAGAGAGGATTAGATCCTGCAAAAAACAAAGGGTTCAGAGATAGAAATACAAATCAAATTTATATAAACCCTAAACTTGCTACGCTTGATACACCTATACATGAGTTTGCTCATATATGGGAGGATATGTTGGCTGAAGTTAATCCAGATGCTCATAAAAAAGCAATGGCTTTAATTAAAGGTACAAAGTATCATAAAGAAGCGGTTGCTAACGGTTATGGAGATAGAGCACTAAACGAGGCTTTAGTACAGGCTATTGGTGAAAAAAGTGCTAAAATATTTAAAGATCCTAAGAGACAATCACAGTTTGAAAAAGTAATTGATCAAGTTAAACAGGCAATTAAGCAAGCATTAAACCTACCTAGTGACGCAGATTTTGATATCAAAACAAGTAGTATTGATGCTGTTATAAACTCAAGTGCAGAGAAAATAATGTCTGCCACAAGTATTGATCCTAATGCAAATAAAGAATCAATTGATGTTGACGCAATTGACGCACAGAGATATAAAAACCCTGAGCGTGAAGCAATAAAAGAATTTAATGCGTTAAAAGAAACATTAGAAAACGACCCAACACTATCACAACTTACTCCTGTGATGAAGGAAGGTAAATATCAATTCACTAAAACAAAATCAGGTAAACTAAAAGTTAAAATATCTGGTCAGTCTTATGCTTTGGTTAACGGAGTTAATGAATACTTTGAGGGAACAATTGAAGAGAAAATAGATCTGATTGGTGATAAAATTGTAGATGAATTTGAAGCGAATAAGGATGTACCTGAAGTAGTTAAAGGTTTAGGATGGTATAAAGATTTACATTTAAATATGAGAAACCTCTTTGGAGGTAGAACTAATTTCTTTGGTAGATTGTTAGGTGCAACTTCAGGACAGACAGATGTACAGCAAAATTACAAATATGCTACTCAAGCATTAGAGGCTTATTCAAAGGGTGCTTATGACAAGTACATAGAAGAATATAAAGAGTTTATTGATAGAGTAGAACAGTTTGAAAACGAAGAGGAATTAAATCAATTCTTCAACGAATATAAAGGAAGAGCAGTAAACGCTTTAAAAAAACAAGGAAAAACTGCTTATAGCGAATCAAGACTTAAGCCTGATCCTAAAGATATTAACGAAACAAAAAGAAAGTTATTAAATCTATGGCCAAAGGCTAACCCTTTATATAGAACTGATAATCCTACAAAACTATACGGTATTAATAGTCCTGCTGCTGCAAAGGTGTTAGCAGGTATTTGGTTGCAACAAACTCAGCAATCAAAAACAAATAACTTTTATGAAAATGTTGTTGGTATAACAACAAATCCTACCATTGATTTATGGGCTGCTCGTACAATAAGACGAATGGTTTACGATGGTAATGTCGATAGATATAGAATTGCTGAGAGAGCCGAGCAAGGTGTAGATGAAAGAGTTTATGCTGCTGAGGCAGGAGGTTTTTCAGATTACCAATTAGCGGAAGAGGTTATTAAAAACGCTTCGGCTAAACTAGATATGGATCCTGATGATCTACAGGCATACTTATGGTTTGCAGAAAAGGATCTTTGGTTAAAGAAAGGATGGTCAAAAGGAACTGCCGCTAAGAAATCTGATTTTAGGGAAGAGGCTGCTAAAAATGATATCACTAGATATTATTTAGGATTAAGTACAGAAAGAGATCAGTATACAGATCCTGAGTTAGAAGCAAAAGATAACTTAGAAATAATAGAAGAGGAAAGACAGTCTATTCAAAATGACTTAAGAGAGGGTGACCTGGTATCATTAAAAGTAAACGAGACACAGGGACAGTATTTAATATATCCTGAAAGAAGTTTTGATGCTGAGATGATTGTAAAGTCGGATCAAGATATGACTCCTGTTTTAAAGAGGGCTATTGAGTCTGCAAAGAAACATGAACAAGAATCTGTATTCTTATCAGAGGTATTACCTATTGATGAGAGAATGGATCCTGAAACAATGGAGAGAGAATTGGCTAAACGTCCAAACGCTCGGCCTGCTGTTGAAATGCAATTTAGAACTCCAATGAGTTTTGAAGAAGCATCTACTTTCGCTAGAGAAAATTTAGACAAAGAAGGTGTTCAGTTAGGGCCAATAAAAACAGATATTTCTGGTTATACTTTTATAACTAATGAAGCAGGAAATAAAGTATTAGGTGTTAAGTATCAGTTTGTTCCAGAGTTTGTTTTTGAAAACGAAGAGGATATTACAGATGATAATGTAAGGCAAGCAGTTAGTGACTGGAGTAATAATGCACATGAAACTAAATTAAATTTAGAGAATAACGAAAATGTTTTGTACTTTTACAACCATTATGTAGATACATTCGTTGCTCACAATAATCAATACAACGGAATCTTAAATAATATAGAAAATGGATCAAAAGACATATTTAAAGGAACTAGCAAAACACGCACAAAGGAATACTTCCAATCAAAGGCCACAAGAGTCGAACCCCAACAAGGAAGTCCAAGTGTCGATGCACAAAGACAACAAGATGAAGGGGATAGATCCCGCTTCTCTGGAACTGTATCGCCAAATGATGGCGGATCGATTTCAGCAGTCGAACACAGAAGAATAGATCAGGCAAAACTACCTGATCAACTTACACAATTACTTACTACATTGAGTGGACAAGGCATGGTGCCTTCTAAACTTATTCCCGCAATTAAGATTTATTCTCAAAGAGTAGATGGTAAAGAACTATCTACTGAACAAGCGAGAATGCTGCTTAATAAATTCATGGGGTCTGAAGGTTTTAGACAAAGAGGATTTGAAACAGGATCTATTGAAAATGCTAAGGACAGCGATGAAGGAAAGCAGGAAGTATATGATTGGGTAAACGAAAATCCCAACTATTACGAAACCATGGATATGAAACAAACCATGGAACTAGTATTAGAGGACATAAATTCTAGAGGTGGTTTTGAAAACGAACAAGTAATAAAAGATTTACTAGGTAGTAATACCACCGTTAAAGAGTTAGCAAGAGTACAGTTAGCACGTCAAGCAGCATTACATCATTACGGATTAAAAGTCAGTAAACTTAGATCGGAGGGTGCCTCAGGTGCGGAGATAGATTCTGTAATTGATACAATGGCTAAAATAGAACGTGTTTTAGCAAAAGACGCTACAGAAGCAGGACAAGCATCTGCCGCATTAAGATCTTGGACAGCACAAACAGCCGCTACATTAATTGACAGGACTGAACGTGCCATGGAGAAGTTCAACGAGGACATGGACAATAAAAGTAAGTTTGGTCATTTTATTCATAGGCTTTTTGGAGGTAAACAAAAATTAGAAAGCACAACACTATCAGAAGAACAGCGTTCAAAAATTGAAGAGTTACACTCTATAATTAAAGACGCTCCTTCTAACAGTGAACTTGCTAATGTTGCTATGAGATCTATGTATAAATATATGGATTCAGTATTACCTTCTTACACATGGCAAGACACCTTCTTTGGTTTGCAATACGCAGCACTTTTATCAGGTGCGTCTACGCAAGTATTAAATGTGACATCAGGTAGTGCAAACATTGTTTTGCAACCGTTAATGGAAATGTCTAGAATAGATAAAATCTTTACAGGTGGTTACTTTGATTTCATAAGAAAGATTGGTTCTGGCACAAACAAAAAAGGTATGCAGCAAGGCTATAATATGGCTATGGATATCTGGAAAAATGGAGCCAGAGTAGATAAATACCAGAACTCTGAAAGCACACCAGATGGTGGTCAGTACAATGTTTTAGAAACTACAGAATTTAAAGGTGGTAAAGCAAACCCTTACAATTACTATAAGTATGTAGGTAGAATGTTAAATGCTACTGATAGATTTATAAGTAAAGTTGGATATGAAGGTAGATATTATAATTATCTGATAGATCAATTAAGAAAAGATGGTGTTCCTAAAAGTCAATTAAGAAAGAGAGCATCAGAGTTATACTTAGCAACTGAAGTTAGTAGAACCGCACAAAAGGAAATGGAAACCTTAATGAACAGAATGCGTGAGGCTGATCCTAATACTGATTTTAGTAATATAGAAGTTGTTAGAGCAAGAGAATTAATGCACGAAGCACTTGCTTTAAAATACAGTGAGGACTTTGTTGACAAATCAGATGCTGAACTTGAGGTGATGAAGGAAAAAGATGGTTTCGATGGAACCATTGAAGAGTTTAAAGAATACATGAAGGCCATGAAAGAGGCTGAAATAAACGGTATTGCTACAGACGCTAACTTGGCTAGTAATGCACAGGTGTTTATAGACAATAGACCAGGTGGTTTTGCTCAACCTATTGCTTGGGTCGCTGATAAAATTAGACAAGCATCCAATTCACAAAGTATAGGGTTTGGTGGTAAACTTGCCCTGAAATCATTTGTACCTTTTACAAGTATTATTGGTTCAATTGGTGAATATATGATCGATGTTACACCTGGTATAGGTTTAGCAAGAGCATACATTGCTAAGGATGGTTTGGGTGAAAAAGGATCTAGAATGAGAGACGAACAAATGTCTAGAGCATACTTTGGTACAATGTCGTTTTTAGGTCTAGCAGCACTTGCGGCTAAGGCATATGAAGATGATGATGAGGAACCGTTTTTTGAAGTAAGTGGTGGAGGTTACAACAACTCTAACATGTACACTAGAAACGATATGAAGAATGCTTCACTACCTCCATATTCTTTTAGAGTTGGTGGTGTAGTTATGGATTATAGAAACATAGTTCCTTTAGCAATTCCAATGGCCATTATAGGTAATTATATGGAAACTCACAAGATGACAGGAGGAAAAGGAGAAGTGTTTGATGATATGATGTCTAGATTAACTATTGCTTATGCAAATTCAGCAAACTTAATTATGGATTCATCTGTACTTACATCTGTGAAAGAATTAACTGAGGCCATATTTGGTCAAGTAGATGGTAGAGGATCTCAATACGATCCTAATACGGTTAGTGATTCTAGTTTAAATAAAACATTACAGCGTATAGGTAAAACATCTATTAGATCTGTAGGAGGTACTATAATGAGACCATTACCACAAAACCTAAATTTATTTAGACAGGTGACTAAAATATTTGATGCTAATTCATATAGTGCAGGAGATGCTAAAAACGCATTGTTATACGCAGCAGGACTTAGTCAAATAGCAGGTCAACCAAAAGTCGATGTGTTTGGTGAACAGGCTAAAAGTTTTCCTGGTGAAACAGTAATTCCTTATACTCATTGGTTAGGTTTAAGAGGCTCTGATGCTAGATGGCAGTTTTTAGATAAGTATAACGCTTATCCTGGTAAAATTCAAAATAGACCTATGAAAATAGGAAGAGACATGAGACCTCTTACAGATGAAGAACTGTATCAACATCAGGTTACTACTGGTCAAGAGTTTAATAAACTCATTATTAAATACATGAAAGGAAGAGGTAAACTTGAAGATAAAATACTTACTTATTCAGGTAGATCTCAAAGCATGCACAAGACGAACATATCTAAAATGTGGTCTGCTGCTCAGGCTAAATCTAAATTGAAAAATAAAAAATCCTGGAGAAATACAGTAATAGATTAATTATGAGAGACATAAACAAGATTATTGTTCATTGTACCGCTACACCTGAATTTAGAAAGGTTTCGGTTGAAGAAATAGATCGATGGCATAAAGATAGAGGATGGTCACAAATCGGTTATCATTATGTCGTGCAGTTAGATGGCACTATAAATCAGGGGCGACCTATCACTATCACAGGTGCTCATGTAAAGGGACATAATAAAGGTTCTATAGGAATAACATATGTCGGAGGTTGTGATTCAGAAATGAATCCTTGCGACACAAGAACGGATGAACAAATAGACAGCCTTGAGTATCTTATTGGTTATCTTTGTGCCAGTTATCCAGGTGCTGAGGTATATGGTCATAGAGATTTCTCTTCTAAGGCCTGCCCTAGTTTCGATGCTAAGTCTGAGTACGAATCAATACAGAAAAAATATGTTCGATAATTTAGGTTACGAAGTTGCAATATCAGAAAGATTTAGAATAGGCCCTCTTTTAGGATGGGCATTCTATACTCCTGATGAACAAGACGATTGTTATGAGTTAAATATTTATTTAATATTTATAATGTTACACATTAAATGGTGGGAAGGCAATGAGTGATACAAGCAGTAATAGTGGGCCACAATTAAATGCCTTACGCAGTAATTATAATAAATTAGTTTCTAAAAAACTTTACTTATCTAAAAGTAAAAAAGTACAATGGGAATCTAAAAGAAGATTTGGCAATATATAATCTAATGTCTAGGGAGGATGTAAACATAAATAAGTTTTTAGCAAACAATTGGTCAATTGTGGTTGGTCTGTTGGCTGCTATATTTACAGCAGGAACTATATTCGCCCAGTTTACTGCCTTAAAATTAGAGTTAACAACTATACATGAAAGGTTAGATAAAAAGATAAAGGTTATAAACGAACTAGAAGACAGAATAGTAGGCATAGAGAAAGAACTACAATACGAAAAAGGATATCTAGAAGGTAAAGAAAAGTAAATATTATGAGTGATAAAAAACCAAAAAAGAAATTTAAAGAAACTAAAGTTGGTAAGTTTCTATTAGGTAGTGGTTCTAAAATCGTAGATGTTGTTGGTGATATGTTACCTGATTCTGGTGTATTAGGAATTGTAAAAAATCTTATAGAAAAAGAAGATCCTAAAATACTACCTCCAGAAGATAAAGAAAAGGCTCTAAAACTTTTAGAACTAGATCAAATTGAATTACAGGAGATTAGTAAGCGTTGGGCTTCAGACATGAAATCAGACTCATGGCTTTCAAAAAATACGAGGCCACTAACATTAATATATTTAACTGTAGTAACGTCTCTTTACATTACATTAGATGCATTAGATATAGCGTTTGATATTGATGAAAGTTGGGTAGAACTTTTAAAAACCCTTCTAGTTACAATCTATGTTGCATATTTCGGATCTCGTGGATTTGAAAAGTATTCATCAATAAAAAAATAGTTAGGAGACCTAAATCCCCCAACTATTATTTGTAAACCATCCTGAGTGATCTCTAAAGGGTCTGTTCCTATTTTTCATCTCCTCATTTGGTTGCTCCCTATCTTTTAATGCAATTAGCAATAATATCAAGTAACCTGTTAGATCTTTGACAGTATCTTCGGTTTTATCGTAAATACCTTTTTGCTTTATTCTAGATAGTTTATCATCTATTCTAGCACACAAAGAAACCACAGGATCTCCGTCTCCAAAAACATCTATAGGATTAGTAGCACTATCCCCATAGTCTGCATTTTTAGAGATAAGAAGGCCGATGATTTCGGCACCGACCCTCTCGATTTTCTCTCTAGTATCCATTAAAATGGTAGTCCATCTTTGTTGACAGCAGCCTCCACTTGGTTAGCATGAGTGTTGTTGCTGTTTGGAATATTACCATCTGCATAAGTAATTTTCCATGCATTAGCATTTGCTGTTCTAAGGTTGTTGTCTCTATCTCTATAACTTCTTAAGTTAATAGAAACCTTTACCTCATCACCAGGCTTGTAAGCACTAAATAAATTTGCTTTAGCACCGATTGCTTCTACAGGATAATCAACAGGGTACTGTGTGTCCCCTCCTAATTCAACTGTTAATACTCTTTTTTCAATCTCTCCTTTTTGAGTTTGAATGGTTTGTGCATCAGAGATTTCTTTGATGCGTCCTTGTAATTCTACTGAATTTGACATAATAAATAATTAAAGTGTTATATATATTCAGAGGTGTCTAAACCTCTCGCCTGAAGATATTCCAGGACTTCACAGACAATGTTATTTACATCATCTATTTTCGTTGCAAGAGTTTCATCTAACTCTCTTAATTTTTTTATTTCCTCCTTTGTATTGTCTATTGAAACAATGTTTACATGATCCTCATTATGCTCTTTGAGTAACCTGTCAACTGTGGGTATTCTAATCTTATACTTTACTGGCATCTCTTCCATTTATGGTGTGTTTATAATCTTGTTTTGTACAAGCATTTGTATTAATTCTAACATATCTTCTTTGTATAAAATACAATATTGTTTTCCTCCAGGTGCTTTATGAAACACAATTGGTATATCTGTTGGTTTCACATCCATATCATCAAGTACTTTTTTGTACTGTGGATTTCTTTTGTAACATTTTGCCTGGACAGCAAAATCTCCTGTGTTCATAAGATCTATACCTTTGTCATCTAACATTTTAGATCCGTATCTAGATGTTACACATTCTGTGAAACCTAAGGATTTAAAGTCCTTGACTAATTCCCTTTCATAATTGTGTCCTTTAGTTCTATTAGTGTTTGCCATATTTATTGAATTCGTTATAGACATATACCATTTTGTTCTCTACAAAAGTCTTGATGTCTGAATATTCTACTGATTCATGAAACCCTTGATACAAAAGATAATAATCTGGCCCTGTTCCATTTGGTCTGATAAAATAATCTTCACGATTTGGCACTACTTCGTCTAACATAGCAACTCTAAGTATGTTATCTCCTGTATCAAACTTTTTGTTTTTACCAATTTTACCTCCCCAATTGTTTCTGCTCCAAGCAACCTTATACAGGTTTTGCTTATTGGCCTTTAAACGTAGGGAATTGCCCACTCTTTGCTTCAATTTCGCCATTATTATATTCTGAATAACATGTTGTATCTAAATTGTATTTAAACTCTTGCATACCTGTTTTACCTGTAAACCTCCATCTTACTTTCCATACATGAACCTCTACTAATTCTTTTTCAAAATCTCTGTAAACAGTAATACCATTGTCAACTTTATTAAAGAAATGTGAAGATCCACTTACGCTATAACCTGAAGCGACCTCCACTTTTCCATTTTCCTTTTTTAGTTTCTGAGGGTGAGCAACAAGCATAACTCCACAATCATATGCTTCTTTAAATATCTTGATCTTAGATAACTGAAGTCCTGTGTATTGATGCTCATTCATACCTCTTTCAATCTTATGCTCAACAAAAGCCCAATTATCTATTATTAAACAATTGATACCCATTTTTTTAACTAACTCTTTTCCTTTATTTAAAATTCCTTCTACTGTTAGATCATTGTCTTTAAGGTTTATGAAAAAGAAGTGCTTATTAATAAAATCAATTGCAGGATCTAACTCTTCAGGTTGAAGACTGTCAACACCGCCTCTACCAAACTTCTTTCCTGCATATTTTTCTATAAGTTCTGCAACGTGTACTTTAATTGGTTGCTTCTCAGCAGAAAAAACACCAAACTTCCATCCCTTTTTTGCTAGTTCTATTACCACTTGATCTACAAAACTTGACTTACCATGACCAGGAACTCCTGTAACTAAGGTAAACTCTGATGGCCTCCAAGACATTAATTTATCAAAATTATCATAGCCTATGGTATCACCTTGAGGCATACCATAATTATATAGGTTATGAATTTCAGTCCTGGAATCCGATGCTTTACTCACACCTTCAAGTGGGAAGGGCTTTGCATTATCAATACAGTTTACTAATTCTTGTGCACCTCTCTTTAGCAATACATCATTAGCATCCTTGCATCCGTCAGGAAAATTGACTAACCATATTCTATCCTTACCTATTCTCCTAGATAACTCATCTCTTAACTTTATTCCTGGTGCATCATTATCTAAGGCAAGATATATCTTTTCTTTATTCTCAAACTCATCGATGCTGTTATCAAGATACGTTAAGTTTTGATTCCCTGTTGATGCTCCGTTAGGTACAGAACATGCAAACATAAGCCTGTCTTGTTGTAGTCCTGCTTCATAAAAGGCCATAGCGTCAAACTCTCCTTCGGTTATAATACACCATGAAGAATCTTTAATAACGTCTAAACCATACATTATCATTTCAGATCCCTTATTTAATTTAAAGTTCTTCTCAGAGTCTCTAAATTTAATATTGATCCTTCTACCCTTCCTAATGTAATTGAATTGAATTACAGCCCTCTCAGCCCCTACCTGAGGCATATATTCTACACCTTCAGTCACTCCATAGTAACCAATAGTGTTTTCATTTATACCTCTGTCCTTGAAAAAAGTGAGTACTTTATCTGATAATGGTACTGCTCTTACTGTAGGCATTTCGTATTCTGTAACATACTCAGCAACTGATCCATTGTCTCCACAATGGTGGCAATAGTATGTGCCTGTTTCTACCCATACCCTAAGGCATTTTTCATTCTTATTTTTTCTCCTGGTGTGAGAACACTTTGGACAAGTGGTTTTCTGAGGTTCAGTACCTGTGTTACTTTTGACATCAATGCCAAGTGCTTGCAGTTTAGATAAATTGTCTGTCATATTATTGCTATATTCTTTCTATTGGGGGTGACCTTACTCATTGTCTCCCACTCTGTATATTGTATTAGGTATTTCTCTATAAATTTCTTTCCAAATATTACCTCAGGAGTAACTGAGGACTGATACTTTTGACTCCAATTGTCTTTACACCACATAAATACTTTAACCATGGTTGATCCTGTAATTGGCTCTCCGTTAAACTTTTTGGATAAGATGCTTTTAAATCTTTTTTCATATGTTCTAGGAACGTACTTATTTCCGTACCTTTCGTTGATGTAATTGATGACATCAGCACAAACTTCCTGGTACTCAAGAGAAACACTATCATCATTTTTATTGTCTGACACAGCGATTGTAAACCAAAGGGGGGTTGTCCTATACTTTGGATGTGCCTTCGTACCTATGTTTTCAATCAAATTTTTATCTGATAACTCCGACATATATCGACTCATTGTTCTAGAAGAAGAATTTAATTGATCTGCTAAATCAGATAGTGTTACGTCACAATAACCATCGTGTGATGTATACTTATAGATAAGATCACATAACATGTATCCAACAGGAGACAGGTCTTGTTTCCTTAAAACATCATATATGATTGTTGTTGATCTGATCATGTAAGTAACAGTTTATGATAAAATAAATCCTGGTTCTTTTTGTTTCTATGGGACTCTACCCTACAGTTCAATGTAACTATCCCATTAATCTTAAAATCTTTAGTCTTTTCGATGTGCTCATCCCAACAATTAATCGCAAGGTATGAATCCTCTAAAGTTTTTACCCAAACAGTAACGAACGAATGGGTTCCTTCTCCTTTAACTTCTTTTGGTTTTGATATATATTTAACCTGTCCTAAAACTTCTATATTCATTTAATTTTTTCTTTAATAATTTCTGCTAGAGAAACTGTTTTACTGTGTTCTATTCTAATGTGATTTAGCAGTAAATTTGTTTTTACTGAAAACGCTTTTGATGTTGCACTTGGTTCTTTAGAATTAAAGTAATCATCTAGTATAGTAAGAAATTTGTCTTCCATAAACTTTACATGATGAAGATCTTCAGATAAAAAATCTGAGATTTCCTGTGCAGAAAAATTAAACATTCTAGATATGCCTACAAAAATGCAAACTCCAAAATATGAATTGCCTTCTATTACTGAATCTACTTCTAGTGTGTGACGGTTCTTAACTGCCAGGTTGTTCAGTATACCTTTTTTTATATCGTTTAATTTCATATTAAAAATTTACTTTTTCAGTTTCTTTAAATCTTACGTTGAAGGTCTTTCCCCATACGATCTTACCACTTTCACCAAAGTCTACCTCTTGTGCACCTCTGTGTATAAGAATTTGTTTTATTTGCTGCATTGCTAGTTGCTTACTTGATTTAGCAACCTTTTCTTTATCTCTATTCTCAACATATTCTCTAGTGAGGCCTAGTAACTCATCATCAGAGTCTATCCTTACTCTGTCAACCATTGCCTTATGTTTTTCAGATAAAAACTGATCAAGATCAACCTTGTATTCATCCTCTACGTCAGGCTCTAGGTGAGAAACCAATCTATATCTTTCATTCATATTGATAGTTTCTCCTTTGATATCAATAATGTTTCTTGCTTCCTGGACGCTGAGGTAAAATCTCTCAGCCTCTTCAAGTATTGTTTCTTGAATATTTGGATTTGCCTCTACTGTAAATACATCCATGTGCCTTCCATCTTTTAAGAAAGCAAACTGTCCGTAGTCATATCCTAAAACTAGCATGTACAATTGGATCTGTGCAATATAATATGGAGGTATTCCTCCTGACCACTTATCAGCATTATATCCTGATATTGTTTTTATTTCTAATACACCTTTCCCATGTTGTTCATCATGGCTTGTAATTTGTCTGTCAATATTTGCAAACAAGAAAGGATACTTTGGATTTATGAAGATGGAATTTCTTCTAATTGATTTTCTTAATTTAGTTTTTGATTGATAATTGTTTATCATTTCAATTGGATCTCCTGTCCAATATTGCCATAGGTCAGCAACATAATCTTCCAACAAGCGACCATGAAACATAATCTCATTATCTATGTTCTTAATGTTTGCAGTACCTACAGATTGATTCCATCTTGTTATTTTAGATGTCCAGGGATTTAATCCAAGTAATGTAGATGCGTCTGATCCTCCGACCATTCCTTTGTATACTAGACTTTTTCTTAGTTCTACCCATTCTTCATAGGTTAGTTTTGCTGTTGGTATTCTTTGAATTTTGCTCATATCTTATAGGTTTGTTTTAATGCAGTTCTGATTAATTCTGACACGTTTAAGTCAGTCTTAGATGACACATTATTTAAACTTTGTACCTCGCTCGGAGTAAGTCTAAATGTGATTCTATTTGATTTTTTTTCTATCGTTTCTCCTCTATCCATTTCTTAGATTTAAAAAAAGGGAGGGCAGTAAAGAGCAGTCGTGCTTTTACGTTTGTTGTTGGTTAGACCCTCCCTAAGATGTTACTTTTTCTTGGCTTGCTTTATAGCCACTTTTGATTTCTCAGCGTTGATCAAAGATTTTAATTCTTTCATCTGATCGCTTGTAAGTAAATTTTTATTTGCGGAAAGTCTTGCCTCAACAACAGAATAATCTACAGGAATGTGAGCCTTCATGTTTTCATAAACACTAGCCTGTTCCTGGGCTTTTACTTGTTGTAATTCTTTGGCATCATCTTCATCCATAATTGAATCTTCAGCACTATCCACAATACCTAAAATAAATAAGGCTCTGTTAAGTGCTCCTGATTGACATTTTTGAAATGAAAAAGGCTCTGTAGTTCTTTTGTGAGCGACTCCATCAGCGACAGGATTTCTATCGGGATCTAAAACAATACCCTTCATGACGATAATACTATCGTTCATGTCTATAATCTCTGTGTTTAATGAATAACCTTCAACCCTGAAGTAGTCGTTGAAGTAATTAAGTCTTTCGACCCATGGCACTATCTCTATGCCTCTACCGATTGTTGTTTTCTTTAGTTTTCTTTTCAGTTTTCCCATTGTTATTTTTGATTATGTTTATTAAATAAAAGTTTACTATATAATATTTTCTTGCATGAAACAAGATTGATTCCCAATCAAATATCCAATCCTTAATTCTTCGCTCCATACAGATGTCTTCGTGATGTGTGAGCATGAAAAGTTTGAACTCTCTAAGAGAAAACCTTTTTCGATCATGAATGATCTCGCTATTTTCGTAGTCAAATCTGACCATTTAATTAGTGAATTTTTCATGTCGTGGTTGTTTACCTCGAAGGTAAGACATTTTTTTATATTTGCACCATCGTTCGTCAAATATATTTATGATTTTATTAACAACTTGTGGTTAATTTCTTGTTTCTTCAAAGACTCTGTGTCGCTGTGTCTAACATATCTGTAGAATGCTTCCGATCCATTTGCATGACCTGATATTCTTCTAACCTCAATTTCACTTAAACCCTTAGACAAGTGATATGTAATCCCGCTGCTTCTTAATTTATGTGGCTTGATTAATTCATATAAAAATTGTTGAGAAGCAATAGGGTTCCCTTCATGATCAAAAGTGTATACAGTTTTAGATTGCATAAACTCAGGATAAAATTTAAGAAGTTCTTCTAGCCCTCTCCTAAATGTTTTTAGTGTCCAGGAAAACGTACCATTCTTTGCGATATAACTATTCACATCATCAGGCAAATAAAAAGTAGACAACGATCCCATTCCTTTTTTAGTAATGATCGTAACAACATTGCCATCACTTGTGGCCTGAAAGTTTGTAAGATCTGAGATCCTCATGCAAGAGTAAAGCATCAGTCTTGTGTAATACCATATGTTTTCTAGTTCCTCTCCTGGGTGGTTATTGTGGATCATATCTACTTGATCAGGTGTAAGAGCAATAACTTCTGTTTGTAACTCTCTCATTGACTGTAGTTTAGGAAACAAATAACCATAATAAGACTCTGCTTTCATTAGCGTTGCTCTTATGTTTTTAAGATGTGTTTTCCTGGTGTTAGGGTGTTTACAGTCATCGAGCATTAAATTTAAATAACCGTTAACATGGCTCTGTAATTTTCGGGTGACCTTAAGCCTATCCTTTCTGCTGCTTACGTTATTACAATCTAACTCCTCTATATTAAAGTTATAGTTATAACGCTTCATGCCACTAAGCAATTGTTTATATGCTCTTATAGTTAAAGGTGAAAACCTTTTACCGTAATTAAGTATCTCACCTTTTTCCAGGAGATCTATTATGTCTGTAAGTAAATATAAAAATGTATTCTTCTTCATCGAAGTGTGATTTAATGTTGAACAAATCAGGCTGTTTTTTCAGTTTTCGAATTCGCCCCATACCGAACGTATGAGGCATTAGGTTGCAGTCCCTAGGGGACTTGAACCATCGTTTAACTGTTTATAATCTCATCTATGTTTTCAGATAGCCTGCCATAGTATTCAATTATACGACATGACTCCTCAAATAATAGTGGAGATTGACCTGTTTTCTTTTGATTAAGCGTGCTCTTTTTGGTTTTAGAGCCATAGATATATTCACACACTTCTGTAGTGGGCACACAAGGTATCTGTAAAAGTTTGTGTGCTTTAGCCTTCAATACACTATGTGTACGATTGCGTTTAGTTTTCAGTTTGATATTTGTAGTTTGCATTATGTTTAAATTTAATTATATATTTCTTTTGTTGCAAGTACCTGCTGTAAAGTTTGGTTTAAATGTTTAGAACATCCTTGATCTTCTATTATTGCTTTGATAACAGAATTACTTATGGTGTAGAACATTGCGATCATTACAGCGTCACTTCCTTTTACAAATTCTTTTAATATTTTATCGTGGTTAGTTTTTAGATCTTCATATTTTCCTTTCATAGTTACATAATCACTTAAGAATTCAGTAGAATCTATTTTGCTTTGCAGTTCTACGCTGTCCATTAAAGTAACTACAGCCTCATAATTAGTTCTAAATTCTCGATCTGTTGCTATAAGGCTATCAAATTGTCTGCATCCATATAGAACGGTAGCGTGATCTTTACCTACTAGCCTGCCTATTCTCATAAATGTAAGGTTTAAAAACTCCCTGCAAATTTTGAATAACATAAACCTGGCATCTACATTATGCCTGTATCTATCCTTTGCTAGTGGGTCTGCATTTGTAACTTGTCTTATTACTTTTACAATCGTGCTGATATCGTTTTCTAATAACGTCATTGTTTGTTGGTTTTAAAAGGGTTTTGTTTTATGCGTTTTGTAATACACTTTTTCCTATCTCTTGCGAAATATTCCAGGGATCATTCCAAAATTCTTTAGATCTGTGCATAGATCCATATTCATTGGATGATACTTGGTACCTGGAGGGTACTGTTACAAAAATATTTATCTTAATTGAATGGTATGGTAGGTGACATGCCCCGCTTCGTAATGCTTTCTTACACTTTTTTGTGGTTTCTCCACCTATTTTCCATGCCTCTCCTGAATTGATGAGGTCTTGAATCTCTTGGTAATTGAATTGCTTTTGCAACTCTTTTATTTTACGTTCGTTCATAATAGTAGTTTTTTTTTTCAGTGTAAATTATCGTCTGACAGGGCTAAATTAACAATTTAGTCTGACATACCAAAATAATTTATATCCGAAATTGAATCATCGTTCACCTGGGGGTGACCAAATAAATCCTGTTTACCTCTTATGTTATGGAATAAGGTAGATATAAAGTCTTCGCTTGCTCCAGGGTATAACAATCTTAATTGTTCTTTTAATTCTTGATCGGCTTTTCTAAATGACATGATAAATTATTTTTTAAAGTTAAAGTTCTCTTGATTTCTTAAGTCTTGTTTCTCTCTTATAGATATAACATTATCCATATAGCCTTTAGTTTCTAAGACTAGTTCTTTGACCTGTTCTAATTGCTTTTCAACTTCGTTTAGATAGATTAAAGATCTGTTCGGTTCGTATTTATATTTCCTGGAGATGGTATCTAAAATGTTTCTCTCCAAAAACTTTCCCATTTTTATATTGCTTGACATAATTAATCGTTTAATTTTTTAAATTGTAATACTAGATTATCTTTCCAATGATCCTTATCGTTGAGGTATTCATCTATGATCTTATTAACTAAAGGAATTTCCTCTACTCCAAGGGTAGATAGTTTTGTTACCAAGGCATCAATATGATTTTGAATATTCATAAAAAACTCCTCATCATTCTCAGCAAACTTGTTGACGTACTTCTCAATCTCCTTTTCCAATTCAAGTTCTGCCTGCTTTACTTTATGTTTTAATGAGTGTTTAAAAATCTTTGTGTCTTTAAGATCATCAAATGCCTCTAACATTAATTGTCCGTAGATAACCGCTTTGGTTATGCTGTAAAATACTTCTTGTTTTTCCATTATTTTAGTGATGTTTTTAATTGTTCTCTTGTCATTCCATATTCGTTTTCAAGCCAATCTAAAAATGTTTCTTCGTCTTTAGATCTTACTAAAATAGAAGTGGCCTGAGAAAATACATTGCTTGTTATACTTGATACGATTGATACTGCTACAGGGCATTCAGAGTTTTCTCCTATAATTTCATGGACTAAATCGTTAAACTTATGCTTCCAGGAAACATCTTCCCAATATCCTGTAGTCCATCCGCTTTCTATATCTTTCCATCCTTCCTTGAATTCAACGTCCATATAACCTCTCCATGCATTTGAATTTACCCATTTGCAATCTTTTACAGGTTGGTGATCCTCATCATCATCAGAATAAATTTCTTCGTAGTATGTATTGAATGCCTTCCCTATTTCATGCGGGTAATAATATTTTTTTGTCTCCTGATCTTGGGGTGACCATGTCTGAATTACAGTAGAGCGATTAAAAGCCTCGTAATAGCATTCTTCACATAGGATCTCATCGTTACGGTCGTATTGATAAAAATCTAGATCTTGATCTATCTCTTGCTCGCAGCAATCACAAAAATTTTTTTTCATTGTTTCAGTTTTTATTATTATACAAAGACGAGGGAGCCAAAAATCATGGAGTCGTTCAAAACATTTCTCCCTCGTTTCGCCTGAGTTACACAGGCTCATCAGTTTGCTTTTTCTTTTTTGTAGGTTTCAGGTAAACTATATACCCTTCATCTTTTAAAAGATCTTTTGCTTTTGCTACCTTTCTCTGTTGAGATCTGTAGTGTTCAAATATTTCATTAGTTATAGCCATAGTTTAGATTTTAGTATGCACTTATTGGCATAGATTGATTTTGTTCAAATGTTTGCTCTAGTTCTTCACCTTGTAAATAAATTGGTGCTGTCATCCTGTGCATGATCTTTGCTAAACTGTCTGCAAGATCTACCAGGAAATCATCCTGCTGCCAATCTGTTATAGTACAATCGTTTCCGATCCTTCCTAGTATCCCGCCTCCTAAATAGTTTTGGTAGGCTGTCATTTTTTCTCCTGGGTAACCTTGGTTTTCTAGGCAGATCTCTATACCTCCGCCTCTTGTAGTTACTTTTTGTCTGATAATATTAAAACGAGTCTTCATTATATGTGATTTTTATTGGTTCTATTTTAAATGTTTTGCAAAGTTTGTTGTACGTTTCTAGTCCTGAGGATGACATTCTTTGGGCCTCCCAACCAAGATCTATAATTTGATCCTGGATTTCTGCTAGTTTTTTTGATGTGATTACAGCCATTATGAATTGTATTTTAAAGTGAAGTAGATCATGTCTAACAATTCATCCTTTGGTTCATCCAAATCAATGATGCTCATAATCTCGTCAATTACTCTCATCATTCCTTTACCTTCGGCAGCATCGTGTGAGTCTCCTGCATCAAGTAATTCCTGGGCCTGTTCTTCTAGGCTGTAACGATTTGGGGTGACCTCCTCTTCATTCTCAACCCAAGGACATGCCTTATTGTATAGAGAGAGAGCAAGATCTTTATTACCTATAGCAGTCATAAGAATGTTTAACTCGTTACGCTGTGCTGTACCTCTTCGATATACTCCAGGATCCTCAGATCTTTGATAATGCCAATCATGACTGTTAAGAGCGTTTTGTAATTTCATGATCGCTTGTAATTTTTGAATTTCAGTTTGCATTGTAATAGTTTTTTTAGTTATACAAAGACGCTCCGCAGAGCGTTTCGCCTGGATCTCACAGGCTCATCAGTTTGTTTATCCCAGGTATCCAAAACTTGCGTTAGGATCTACACCTTCTGTTACCAGGTGAAAGACTAGCATTGTAAATGTTAGTGCCCATAGTGTGAATAAAGATCCTAAAAGGCTATTGATTACGATTGATTGAATTTTGTTTAACATGATTTTCAGTTTAGATTATTTATTAATTAATTAAAGTTTGTAAGGTTCATTAGATCAGATTGTCTCTCAATAAGATCCATAGCGGATAGCAATGCTAGTCCTAAGAAAGTAATTGCTATTCCAACTACTGTTGCGATTAGTACTAATTTTAATTTTGATTTTGACATTTTATTTATTTTAAATTATTTGACAATGACGCTTCGCAGCGTTTCGATCATAAAGATCTCATCAGATTGCCTGGTATAATTCTTTATCTACCTGCATCCATAAATTGTAAACATAGTTGTAGTTGGTGCCTAACATGTCGGCAAGGTGTTGAAATAATCTCTCTCTAATTAGACTGTCTTCTACACCAATGATGATGTACACGTTACCTCCTCTATGTAAGCAATCCATTAAGCATACAAAAGTTGTTAAGTTGATTTTAGATCCCATATCATCTGTTGGGTAATTTTCCTGGTAGAATTTTCTTAATGTTAACATCGGTTTTAGTTTAAATTAATTTTCGATTAGACATCCCGAAGGATGTTTCGCCTGGATCTCACAGGCTCATCAGTAATCTTATGCTCTCGCAATTATCGAGTCCAAGGTGTCTGCAATTGCATGTAGATCTCGAAGGATCATAATATCGTGTGAGTATAGACGATTGGCCTCTGATCTTAAATTTGTGTAGTAGTAACCGTCATAGATACCGTAAAGAGAATTTACCAGGTCACTTGCTCTGAAGCCTCCGTTACTTATTTTGTTGATCGTAGTTTGGATGAAAGACATCATCATTGGGTTAAATGTTGTTTGTCTATCGAATCTGTTGAAGGCTGTGAAATAGTTTGAATTTGTCATTTTTATTTTAGTTTAAATTAATTAGTTATTAGTAATTGTTACTTCTCATGAAGGTTGCAAATAATGCGATTGGTATTGCTAGTGCTATTAAGATCATGGCTTATTGGTTTAAGGTTAATGATTCCTGGTAAACATCTGTCATTTGTAACCATCCATGAACAGACATGTATAGATCACGCTTAGAAGTGTGAAAGTCATAAACCTTATTTGATCTAGCGTTAAAAGACATTGTGTCGTGGTAAGCAATTCCTAGTTTTAAAACAGACATTTGAAATTTGATGTCTTCGATGTTTAGGAAAGAAAGTCTTGAAGTGTTAGACTTTACTGTTTGTGTTGCTGTAGTTGAAATTTGTACTCTCATGATTTTCAGTTTTAATTAATAATGTTTGAACGATGGTACAAATATATAGAATTATTTTGTTAACATCCAAATGTGAATTAAAAAAAAATCGTCATTTCGGCTGTCGTAACCTGTAAAACCTAGGAAAAAAAATTTAAAAAAAGTTTTGGACGATCGTCCGAGCGGGGGGTATTTGGGGGGTATTTTGGTTACCTGG